AATTATGAAGATGATTGGGAAGGTTCTTTTATAAATCGAAGATTAATTACTTGGACATTAGGATTCACTGCAAAGACTTACATATATGGACCATTTGATCAATCCTCTGTAATTAAAAAAGCAATTATTTATGAATCTGCATCTGAATATATTCCTGGCGTAAGAAATGCAAAATTAACATATACACCAAAAGCATTAGAAGATTTAAATAATGATCAAGTTATTAACAATCAAGATGATCTTTTATTAAATTCAGATGATGATTTTGGATTCAATGAGGAAATAATTATCTATGAATGATTTTGAAACTAATATGAATCAAATATTTGATATTGCTCCAGTCACGATTGAGCCCCAAGAAATAGAATTAAACAGCACAAAAAACAACAATATTGTAGAAGATCCACAAAAAGATTATGAATATACCAGAGGCCAATTATACGACCTCATAGAGAAGGGCCAGGAGGCCGTACAAGGCGCTTTAGAGGTTGCACAGGAGTCTGGGCATCCCCGAGCGTTTGAAGTCGCTGTGAACGCTATGAAGCAGGTCTCAGACATGACTGATAAATTAATTGATCTTCAAAAGAAAATGAAAGATCTTGATGCTCCTGTTAAAGGTAAAGGACCTACGACTGTTAACAATACCATGTTTGTTGGTAGTACTGCTGATCTCCAAAAAATGATTAAAGAGATGGGCAAAAATATGGCTGAAGAATAAATACTATAAAAACTATGTCTTACATTAGGCACGATACAAATAATAATCCATCTTCTCCTCAGCCAGCATCAAATACAGTAACTGTGCTTGATAATTGCGAAGGGTGGACTCCCGTTACATATGAAGTTTGGAATGGCGATTATGTTGCCAGAAATTCTGACAATACCGCAAGAACTCCTGGAACATATCAGGCAAGAAATGCTGATAATACTATTAGAACGCCAGCAACATATCAACGCCATGACATAAACAATGCTCCCGTTAATATTTGCCCACAAATAGGTAGTGACGATCCAGCAAACGCTGCTGAACCAGATGCTACAGCATGGGTATTGATGGATGGTCCATTATACAATACTCCAGGCAACCCAAGTTCTGGATTTGTTGGCGGACAAAGTTGGAGAAAAATGGCTCCACTCGGATATTCTCCATATGGAAAAGAAACTTATAGTTATGGAGATGAGCAAGTGAGGTGGAATGGTGCTTATTGGGCGTATGTTAACGATACGGCTGGAAGAACTTTTGCTACTTCATACGATAATGTTCAATGGCCATGGCTGGCAACATGGAGTGATGATTTTACTGGAGCAAAGATTACATCATCTTATGTCAAAACAACTAATTACCCAACGGTTCCCTAATCATGGCACAGTATAGCAAACACTACGAAGATTTCCTACCACAAGAAAAAACAAACTTTGAGGTAGTCATGATTGCCGACAACTTCGGTAATCTTACTGCTGGAACTGGTGCGACTGCTGTTGATGCCTTTGGTCGTTTGAGAGTTGCCGAGACATTTACTCTCGGTGACTATAAGCACCTCTATGCTATTGACCCCAACTTCACTGACCTAAAACTGAATGGTGGCAACATTCAATACAGCACAAATAAAGCATGTGCTGTGATGACAACAACATCTAACGTTGCTTCTCGTGCCACTCACCAAACAAAGTTCTATCATCATTACCAGCCAGGTAAATCACAGGTTATCTTCAGTTCAGTATGCTTTGGTTACGCCCAACAGAATGTAACCAAGAGAACTGGATACTTTGATGACAGAGATGGCATTTACTTTGAGCAAGTTGGTGGTGCTACTGCTGACGGCACAACCAACGGCACACTCAACTTTGTAGTTCGTTCCTATGCTGGCGGTAGTGCTAGTGAAGCGACAGTAGGAACCTACAAGAGAAGAGTTCCTCAATCAGAATGGAATATTGATCCTTGCGATGGAACTGGTCCTTCCAAATTCAATATCAATACTTCAAAAACTCAACTGGTTTATATTGATTTCCAGTGGCTTGGAGTTGGTAGAGTTCGTTGTGGATTTGTTCATGACGGGCAGATTGTTTTAGCACATGAATACTACTGCTCAAATGTGCTATCAGAAGTTTATATGTCCAATCCAAACCTACCAGTAAGATGTGAGATCCTAAACACGGGCACAACTTCTGGTGGTTCGATGGATCAGATTTGTTCCACCGTGATGTCGGAAGGTGGATATGTAGAAAGTGGTATTGACTTTATGCATTTGATGACGGCATCGAGAGCAGTTGCTGCTGGTGCCACCTTACCAGTATTGGCAATCCGTTTGAAGAATACTTTCAATGATTATCCAAATAGAATTTCCGTCAGGTTGAATAATATTGCTGTCTATCCTACTGGCGATACGGTGGCATTTCAAATTGCTAAGCTCCCCAGTGAAGCAAGTTTGACAGGAACACTTGCTTGGACGGATATTGATGCTGACAGTGGTGTTCAATATTCAGTTGGAGCTACTGGATATACAGCGGCAGATGCTGATGTTTTATTTGGTGGTTATGTAACTTCTGGATCATCGCAAAACTCGCTATCTTCTTCTTCAACTGGTTCTATTTCTTCTGCCAAGAAGAATATTATTGTTCAGAATTTCGACTCCACTTCATCAGAAGTATATGTCATTTTGATAACTAGTACAACCGCTCAGGGTCAGGGTGCAACAATCAGAGCTGGTCTTCAATGGAGGGAGATTTACTAATGAAAAAGAAAGTACCTACAGAAAAAGAAATCGCCAAAAAGCATGGCGTGTCTGTTGAAACTATTATTAAACAGGCAGAAGTTGGTTCAACAGTAGAACGTGAACATGTCACTACACATGATGAAGCATATGGAATTGCTTTGCAACATTTAGATGAATTTCCAAATTACTACACACACTTACTCAAAATGGAAAAACAATTAAAGGCAGAACACAAAAAGAAAAAAACTTTTAAAGAAATGAGAGAGAATTTTAAATCTCATTTGTCTGAAAATCATATTGCCGTTGCTATGGGAAGAGAAATTGATGACGAAGGTGGAATGATTATGAGTCAACTTGATACTATCGACAGTGCTGTACAGCGTCTTCGTGGTGTAGTACAAGATCCTAAATTACAACTTCCTGGTTGGGTACAAGCAAAAGTAACGTTAGCATGTGACTATATTGATACGGCAGCAGATTATATGAGTAGCACAAATGAAGAGTATGTTGCTGAGGGGGCTGCCTGGACAAAAAAGTCTGGTAAAAATTCAGAAGGTGGTCTGAATGAAAAAGGAAGAAAGTCTTACGAGCGTGAGAATCCTGGAAGCGACCTTAAGGCACCTTCAAAGAAGGTTGGAAATCCCCGCAGGGCTTCATTTTGTGCCAGAATGAAAGGGTTAAAGAAAAAACTTACAAGTAAAAAAACAGCGAGAGACCCAGACAGCAGAGTAAATAAAAGTTTGAGAGCCTGGAACTGTTAATTTCATACCTTTTCATTTTTATAAATAATAGTAATGAAAAGGTATGAAAAATGGATACTAAACCCTGCACAAGATGTAAGGAAGAAAAACCAAAAAATTTAACTTACTTCCCACCACACAATAAGAAAAAAGACGGATTAGATAGTTGGTGTCGGGTTTGTAGAGCTACATATCGCAGTGAAATCAACCGAGGAAAATTTAGAGGGCAACTATCAGATGATGAAGTTCGCACATTAAAACAACAAACTAAATGTGATATATGCGGTAAAGAAGATAGTGGTGGATCAAAAAACAATAAACATGTTGGAAAGATAAAATCTCTTGTGATGGATCACAACCACGACACTGGAAAGTTTAGAGGTATGTTATGTAATCATTGTAATAGAGGTTTGGGAAACTTTTTTGACAACATTCAAAATTTAGAAAGGGCAATTTTATATCTAAAAGAAAGGAATTGCTAATAAAATATGTGTAAACTGTAACTTGACGATACACGATTTACCTATATAATAGCATTACCATATCAAGGTAAGACTCAATGGATACTAAAACCTGCCCTAAATGTGGGGCGTGCTGGATCGGTGGGCAACACTACTGGGTGGGCACAAATAAGAAAGGGAATGAAACCGAACTGGCAAGTCTAGTTTGTGACCGATTTGGTGATGACACATGCATCAACTCCGCCAAAGGAACTACAAAAGGTGACGGTTGGCAAAAAAGATTAAATAGTATGGAAGAAATAGAAAAAGATATTAGAAGAGCAAATGAGTGACACTGGTGTATATCTTGGTAATCCTTTATTAAAAAAGGCAAATGTTCCACATGATTGGACAAAAGAACAGATTGAAGAATATTTAAAATGTAAGGAAGATCCTGTTTACTTTGCTCTTAATTATGTAAAAATTGTTTCTGTTGATGAAGGATTAATTCCATTTAAAATGTATGAATTTCAAAAAGAATTAGTTAATAAATTTCACAATAATAGATTCAATATTGCCAAACTTCCCAGACAGACTGGTAAATCAACCGTTGTGGTTTCTTATCTACTTCATTATGCATTATTTAACGATAGTTCTAATATTGGTATTCTAGCAAACAAGGCATCAACTGCTAGAGATCTATTGGGAAGATTACAAACAGCATACGAAAATTTACCTAAGTGGTTGCAACAAGGTGTGCTTGTTTGGAACAAGGGGTCCATGGAATTAGAAAATGGGTCTAAGATTATGGCAGCTTCGACTTCAGCATCTGCTGTTCGAGGTATGTCATTC